GACTCCACGTCAGGCCACCGTCGCGGGGTTCATCCCGACCGACGTATCAATGGGACCGCTCGGATGAATGATACAATGAGAGAAAAACTACAGGGTATGTTTATGGACCCAAAGATCTGGATCAGTCTTGCCGTGACGATCTTTACCGCAGGAGGTATTTCTGCCTCCATGCAGGAGAGCCGCGCCACCCACGACGATATCTCGTCACAGACCTTGACGATCATGAAAGAACACCAAGTCACCGTCAAAGAGCTTGTCGAAAAGTGGAAGAACGATTCGACCGAGAACGGGCTTCAGATACGAGAGCTCGTTCGCGTCTCAAAGAATAACTGTCTCAACACTGCCAAGGACGACATCAGTCGCCGGGCCTGTCTGTAACGGAGGACCCTCATGCCATCTATCGATCCGAGTTACGTCAATCAAATTGGACGAGGAGACGGCTCGATTATCCTCGCGACCTGGGTCTTGATTACCGCGACCCCATTCGGGACGCCCATTGAATGGCCGGAGTGGGCTGACATCACATTTGTCGTGGGCGACGCACCGGCCACCGATGTCTTCGGCGGGGCAACCGTGGCTGTGACGGGAGGGAACATTCTTCCTGGCGACTATCCGACGCACTCCTTTGCGACCTTAAACAATGCCGCAGGCGGCACGGCGGCCACTGCGACGACACAGAAAGCCTTCACGGTCATTGAGAACCCTCGCTTTATCGCACCGATTTTGAGCGTCGTAGGTGTAGCCGCGTCGATCGCCGTCACGGCATTGCTGCGACGTGCCAACAACATGAGACAGTAAGGAGAGAGCAATGGCGCAAGAACATACGATTGCCGATTCCCTTCGGCGCATGGCGTTACAGTACGCCGACATGGTCGCCGCAGCGGATATCTTCGATAGCATAGGATCGACGGTGGATCATATCGCGCAACTGCACAAGCAGCGCGATCAGGCGATCCTGGAGAAGGCCGCCGCAGACGGAGAGGTGGAGGCCGCGAAGGCGCTCGTCGTCAACACGAACGCAGATATTGCGAAGATTGTCGCGGATGCACAAGCGCATGCAAAAGCCATTGTCGATCAAGCTCATATCGATTCAGATGCCGTCGTTATTAAGAGTGCACAGGATGCGCAGCTCATTGTTGAGAATGCTCACGAGCAAATCGCGATGGTCAATGCCGCGCACGAGGATTCTCTACTGAAAGCGCAGAAATCTCTTGACGCGATCAATACCGCGATTGAATCCGCGAACGTGAAACGCGTCGCAGCGGAAGACACGGCGAACGCCGCCCAGAGTCAACTCGATATGATCAAGGCGGAAATCGCCAAGTTGCCAAAGTTGTAAGGAGATGCGATGGCAAGTAACTCGTGGGCCGCAGTCCTGACCTCCCTGAAAGCCCCTGGCACACTCTACAACACGTACACCACCGCGAAGTCGATGCTCACCAGCGCGACGGCGCTCGAAGGCGCGTCGTCGGCACTCATCACCCTTCCGCCGAATTTTTTCTATCGCGGCAAGGGGCTGCATATTTTCGGGACGGCTGGGATCTCCAACCGTGTGACCGGGCCGGATACCTTCACCGCGCAGATCATGGTCGGAGCGGTTATCGCGTTCACCACGGGCGCGATCAATCTCACGACGACCGCGCATACCACGATCCCTGCAAAATTCGATTTCTATCTGACGTGTCAAAAGGAAGGAAACGGCACGTTGGGCCAACTCATGGGGCAGTCCATCTGGCAAGGGCAGATGATCGCGCAGGCCGCCTCACTCGCGGATAACGCGGGAGGTACGGGAAACGCCATGGCTCCAAACACCGCTGCCGCGCTCGGGACAGGGTTCGATTGCACCGTTGCCAACACGCTCGACTTCTTTGTTGCCCAGTCCTTTTCCGGGGCCGGTAACGGATTCCAGATGATTCAATACTTCGTGGAAGAGTTGAATTAAGTTGTGTTTGTCCAAAGCAATAGCTTCGCCGACACAATCACGTCGGCGTCAAAGTCCGTCTCCTTTCTAAACGACAATATTGCAGGCAATACACTCGTCTGCTGGGTGCGGTACAACCGCGATAGTACGACGACCAGCACGCTCACAGATACGAAGCTGAACGTCTGGCATCTGATCCAGCGACTCAACAGTGGCGTTGGAGGGGACATCAACGAGCTCTGGTATGCGGAAAACTGCGCAGCCGGGCCGAATACCGTCACCTCGACGCCAGATGCGGCGAGCGAATTTTGGGCACTCATTGTCGCGGAGTACAACGAATGTGTCTTTGCCGGGTCGTTCGATAATTCGGCGGGGCAAATACTCAGCGCACCACCAACGGGAACTGACACGATTAGCAGCGGAAATTTTTCGACGGGCGGAAATAAATATTTGATTGTCGGCGGGATGAATTATTTGGATGGCTCGACAACGATCAATGCTGGAACCGGCTTTACGGAACGCGCACGATCCTCTCCCGATAACCTGGACGCCTATAGTCTGTTGGAGGACATGGTCTTGGCGGGGAAGGGAACCACCGCTGCAACCTTTTCGTTCACGCAGACGGGGAGCAACAACGTCGGATGTATCGGGGCGTCCTTTAAGTTTCGGGATATGTTTTCCGCCACCAAGACGGGACGAGCCTTTGAACCGGTGCAATTCAACAATCCGCTCGGTTGGCGAGGGAGACGGGCGTTTGGCATCGCGTCGACCGTCAACAACTTTCAGCAATCATTGAGTGCGGCATTGAGTTTTGTCGGTGGCATGAACAGGACTGTCAGTACAGGGCTGACGGCAGCTCTTAACTTTGTAGGTGCCCTATTCAAACGTACGACCCCTTCGGCATTCTCCGCTACACTGAGCTTTGTGGGAGCGTTTGCGAATGTCAAACTCGTCCACGTGCTGTTGACGGCGGCGCTCTCGTTCGTCGGAGCGATACAACGCTCGACCAGCAGGAGAATGACCGCGACACTCAGTTTCACGGGGAACATCGCCAAACAGACGAGTACGAACCTCAGTGCGGGTCTGAGTTTCGTGGGCGCGATAGTGAGACACACGATCCCTTCGGCGTTCTCCGCTACGCTGAACTTTTCTGGGGTACTCCTCAAGAGTACCGGCACGCATCTGACGGCAACCTTGTCCTTCGTCGGCGCGTTAGTCAAAGCCGCAAGGACGCATGCGAGTGCAGGGCTTTCCTTCGGCGGCTTCTTGCTTATACGAACGGCATCCCATCTGGCCGCCACGTTGAGCTTCGTTGGGAACCTCAGCGCCGGAAGTTTCTTTACCGCCGCCTTCACCGCGACACTCTCATTCGTCGTTGGTATCGGTGGCTTTATCACTACGTATATTCCATTCACTGGTTCCGCCGTTGAGTGGGTCGTGCGTATGCGACGGAGGTTTCGACGAGGATGAACGCTGAAGGATCGGCAGGCTTTCGTGGAAAGTTAGCATACAAAGTGATTCGCGGGCCGAACGCAACGTGGTGGCAAATATTCACGGATTGGGTAAGGAGATTGTCATGAGAAGTTTCAGCATTCGAGTTCCCTTCACAGATCGACGCCTGCACCTCGCGCTTGAGCGTGGGGGCGCGTTGTCGTTTCCAGGCGGCATGCAATTCGGGACGAACCTTAAGGCCGACTACTTCCGGAAAGGTAAGTGGCAGGGATCGGTCGATCTCGGTTCAGGACTTGTGACCAACGTCGGCGTCCTTGCGCTTGCGAACGATTCCTTGTGGAGTGCAACCAACGCTCTCAATAGTTTATTCAAATCTCTCAAGTATCACGCCACAGGAACAAGTGCGACTGCCGCAGCCACGACGGATATCAAATTGAACACTCCCTCGGCCAACGGAGGCCAGACGCCCGTCGCGGGGACACAGGTGCTCGTCTCAGCCGCGAACTTACAGAAGTGGCAGACGGTCGCGACGATCAACTACACCGGGACGGAGACCGTCACGGAATGGGGCTTGTTCGCCTACGACTCGACGCTTCCGGCGATTACCGCCTTATCAGACGCGACAGGCTCGCCCTTCACCGCAGGCAGCGGTACGACCGGTACGGTCACAGGGACTCCGCTCACCGCGAGCTCGGCCACGGTGATGGGTCAGCAAATGTCCATCCTTGAGAACACCGGCAACGCCACGCCGTCATGGGGACTCGTGCTCTCGAACACCACGAGCGTCGTCACGGTACCCGCGTGGTACAAGGTCGCAGACGGCACCGCAGGAGCCAATCCCGCGAACACGAATACCTATGTCATCCGACCGATCATGTGGGATCGTAAGATTCTGTCCATCGGTGTGAACAACGGAGATTCGATCCAGTTCACCTATACGCTCACGATTGCGTCTGGCGGGTAACACGCCAAGCGTATTTCGCACGGCTATGTGAACTTGAATGGAGAGCGTATGCCCGATGTTGTAGAAGATGTTCATGAGCTCCCTGCGGAGCTCATGGAATTGATTCCGAAAAGACACGAGAAACTTCCGTCTCAAGATATTCTGACCGCCCTTACCCAAGTTCTCCTGAAGACGCGGGAGGAAGCGGTGAGTTATCGCAAGTCGGAAGGTATCGAAGAGATCTGGGCGCTCTGTGACGAGCAGTACGCCGGAATAGATGACGCGAACCGTCACGAGTATAAAGACGGCAAGTGGATTAAACCGCCCGTGATGAACGCCCCCGTAACGACCGCAGGAGGCGCGCAAGGTGCAAGTGCGAACCGGTCGACAGCCTTTGTGCTGCTGAGCGCACGCTATGTCGATTCCGCTGCCGCGAAGACAGGCGAGATCCTCTTGCCTATCGACGACAAGGCGTTCAGTTTTACCGCGACGCCCCATCCGACTCTGCTCAAAGGGAAAGACGATCTCACACCAATCAAGGGGCAGGATGGGATCGCGTTAAACCGCAACGCGCGCCCCGATGAATTTCCTCCTGGTTTTCAGTCCCACGATGAGGAGGGGAACCCGAATCCGGCTCCTCAGATGCCACTCACGACACGGGACTTAGCGCTCGAAGGGATCGAGAAGGCACAAGCCTCCGCGAAGAAAGCAGAGACACGCATCTACGATCAGATGGTGAATTGCCAATATCCACGCGAAATGCGGAAGGTCATCAAGGACGCCGCTCGGATTGGCGTCGGCGTGTTGAAGGGTCCGTACCCGGACGCCAAGAGACAGATCGCCTGCTACACCGTTCCTGACAATAAACCAGGATCGCCGAATTCGTCCGTCCCGAAGTTCGTCATCGAAATTAACGACGAGATCGTTCCGGTAGTAGCGTGGCGCGATCCCTGGAACATCTTCCCTGATCCGGCCTGCGGGATCAATATTCAGGACGGCGATTATGTATGGGAGCGCGACTACGCGTCTGAACGTCAACTCCGGAAGATGAAGAAACTTCCTGGCTACATCTCCAGTCAGATCGACAAGGTGATGAAACAAGGCCCGCTCTCGAAGAAAATCGAGGGACGGAACCCCGCCGATACCGAAGGGAAAAATAAGCATCAGTACGAAGTCTGGTATTTCACCGGAGTCATTAAACGCTCAGAACTACAAGTTCTGAACGCAAAAGCGGCAAAGGATATCCCGCCAGGGCAAGACGAAGTCTATGCGTTGGTCACGATGATCAACGACGAGCCTGTCCGGGCTACGCTGAATCCGTTGGAGAAGTCCGGTGAGCTTCCGTATCACAACATCCCGTGGCAAGAACGCCCAGGATGCTGGGCGGGCAAGGGCGTCTGCGAACAATTACGTGTGCCCCAACGCATTGTGAACGCATCCACACGGTCCATGCTCAATAACGCGGGCGTCACCTCTGGCGCGCAGATCGTGGTCGATCAGGCTGCCGTTAAGCCCGCAGATGGCAAGTGGATTCTCACGCCGAACAAGGTCTGGTACAAGTCCGCTGACGGTGGGATGGACGACGTACGCAAGGCCTTTGCGACCTTCAATATCGAGAATCACGTCGACGAGCTCATGAAGATCATCGAGTATGGGATGCGGCTCGCTGAAGAATCGACCAGCATTCCGTTGATCACCCAAGGGCAGTCCGGGAAGACGACGCCGGATACGTTAGGCGCGACACAGCTCCAAGACAATAACGCGAATCAATTACTGCGCAGCATCGGCTACGGCTTTGACGATCATATCACTGAGCCGGTGGTGCGTCAGTTCTACGAATGGCACCTGCTTGATCCTGACGTACCGGTAGAAGAGAAACTCAATCTGAAGATCAACGCGCATGGGTCGATCTCTATGGTCGAGCGCGCGATTCAGGATCAGACGATTGCGCAGATGACCTCCATTGCGGAGAATCCAATCTTCGGCGTGAATCCGAAGAAGTGGTTTGCCGCGCTCGCGAAGTCGAAGAAGCTCGATCCGACTCAGTTTCAATACACGGCGGAAGAGCAAGCGAAGATCGATTCGCAACAGAAGACGCCACCTCCGGCTGTGCAAGTCGCACAGATCCGCGCGCAGGTCGAAGAGAAACGGATGGCGCAGGAGCAAGCACTCAAACAGCAAGATATTCAGCTCGACACCGAACTGGCTCAACTCGCCGCGCAAACCAAAGAAGCGGTCGAGAAGATGCGCAACGAGACGGCTCGGCTGAAGGTCAAGATGGACACCGACCGCGACACGGTCTATGTCAACGCGCAGGCCGCCAAAGCGAAGGCCGACTACGATAGCAAGATGAAAGAGATCGCGGCAAAGATCCAGTTGGCCGAGATGCTCTACGCGGCGAATCACCAGATCAGCACCGATCAGGCCAAAGTCAAACTCGCGGATACAGCGATGAAACTGAAGACGCAACGAGAGCTGGCTGCCGCAGAACACGTCAAGGATCTCCATATGCACCACACGCCGTCCGGTGGAGATAAATTGTCTGCGACGAGCGCGCTCGCCCCTCCTGTGCAAGTTCCGGGCCGAGCGAAAAAAGGAAAGGCGTTTAGCCAGAAATGATTGCATTGAACCAACACGACCGGCAATCAGAGGTGTGGTACAGGATTGCAGAATCCTTACGGACTCGGATTGAAGATCTTCGTACGGACTTAGAGAAGACCAAGGACTTCGACGAGACCAATCGCCTACGTGGGAGGCTCGCCGAAGTCCGTGGTATACTTATTGCAGGGGACGAGCCCCCTTTCCAAGAGGAGCCTGTTCTCGGGCAATTTTAATGCCGCCTAGGGCGACCTACACGGCGCAACGTAACTCGCTCACAGTAATGCCAGCGAGAGGAGGGGTGGATGCCAGAATTGGACGCAGAGAAAGCCGAAGAAGCAAGACTCGCGCAGGAACATGCCGACGCCGAAGCGAAGGCCGCTGAAGAACTCGATGCCGAGCTCGACGCGGAATTCGACGCCGGGTTCAAAGGCACCGTGACTGCGCCGGACGCAGATTCAACACCGAAGACGGTGCCGAATACGGCGACGGAAGAGACGGCTCCCACGAAGATTGTGGAACCGGAACTTGCTACGCTGACCAAAGAGCAATTGACGAATCTGATCGCCAATCAAAATCTGGTGGCAGAGATCAAAGGCTCGATGGAAAAACAGTTCGGCTCTGCGTTTGGAAAGATGGGCGGTCTCGAACGTACGCTGAAAGAATTGCAAAATTCGACTGTGGCGTCGACCGAACCCATTACGCTCTCGAAAGCGGATTTCAAGGAACTCTCGGACGCGGGTTTCGAGGATCTGTCTGAGAAGCTGATTCCAGTTTTGACCCGTGTGATGAGCCGAGTCAAAGTCAAAGGTGCCCCATCTCAAACTTTCGATCTGTCTGAAGTCACGAAAGCGGTCGATCAGCGGTTAACGGAGACGCAACCGGAACGGGAGAAAGCTCAGGCGTTCAAGACGATTGAGGAGTTCTATCCAGACTGGAGAGAAATTGTCGGAGATCCGAATGCTCCGGTAAAGAGTCCATGGAGAGCGTGGGTGCAGACGCAGCCCGCCGCGTATCAGAAGCAAGTGCTGGAGACGTGGAATCCTTTAGTCGTTGCGCGGTCGATTGATAAATTTACCGATTACAACGAACGTCTTGCGGCACAGCCGAAAGCCAAGACCGCTGTCGATACCAGAAAAGAACGCCTCTCAGAGGCCGTCACAAAAAAGAGTTCGGCGGCACGGGAGACCGTGTTATCCGACGACGAACAATTCGATCTCGGGTTCAAAACCGGAAATACCTAAGGAGTAAATCATGCCAGTTTCGATGCAGACGTTTCCGCTCACCCCTGGGCGGTTGAATAAGTATAAGGGCGAAATTCTGAGTCACGCTGTCCCGATGGAAGTGCTGAGCAAAGAAGGCCGCCAGGTTAAGATGCCGAAGAACAACAGCGATACGTATGTTGCTCGCCGGTTCCTCCCGTTCGGTGCCTTGAGCACCAATGCCAGCACGCAGAACACCTTCTTCCCAGCCGCGACCGGTGATCGAGGGAACGTGATCGTGCAGGCGCATCTGACGACGGAAGGCGTGACGCCTCCACCGGAGAGCATCGTGCCCATGGACGTGCAGGTCGTGGTACAGCAATATTCTTGCTTGTACGGCTTCACGGACAAGACGTACGACCTCTACGAGGACGATATCCCGAAGGAAATGATCCGTCAGGTCGGTGAGCGCGTGACACTCGTCAACGAGCTGATCATCTACGGCGTCCTGAAGGCGTGCACCAATCAATTCTTCGCCGGGACAGGCACCACGGTGGCGACCGTTAACGGTCCGCTTACGTTGGGGATGCTTCGCAAAATTGCGAAGGGCCTGCAAGCGAATCACGCAAAACCCGTGAACAGCATGCTGGGGGCCTCGAATAACTACGGCACCGATGCCGTGTCGCAAGGCTTCACGGTCTACATCCACACGGACGCGGAACCGGACATCCGGGATCTTCCTGGGTTTGTGCCGATTGAGAAGTATGCGTCAGGAAAGCCGATGATGCACGAGATCGGCAAGTGCGAACGCTTCCGCTTCATCACCTCGCCGGAGCTTGTCTCCTTGCGCGACGCGGGTGCGGCGGTTGGGTCGACGAACTTGCAGAGTGCGTCAGGCTCAAACGTCGACGTGTATCAGTTCATCGTGTGCGCGCAGGACGCCTGGTCTCAGATTGCCGTCCGAGGCAAAGAGTCCCTGGCTCCGACTTACCTTCCTCCTGGACAGATCAGCAAGTCCGATCCGTTCGGCCAGAGGGGATATGCGGGTACGATCTGGTGGAAGGCCGCCCTCGTTGAAAACAACGGGTGGAT